AGATAAATAGAAAGGACATAGCATGAAGTTATGTTATGACATAGAAACGGATGGACTCGATGCTACAAAAATACATTGTCTTGTTGCTAAGAACCTTGAAACAGGTACTGTATACAAATTTGCAGATGAAAGTGTTAGGTATGCTAACGTTATTGACGGCGTCAGACTCCTCGAAAACGCCACGCTACTTGTCGGGCACAACATCATCGGATTCGACAACGTCCAAGTAGATAAACTATATGGTACTAACTTAAACTCTAAGCGATGCCATGATACATGGGTTATGTCTCAAGTATTAAGATATAAACGTGATCACAAACATGGACTACAAGGCTGGGGTGAACATCTTAATAACTCTAAAATAGAGTTTGATAGTTGGCATGAATACTCAAACGAGATGTTGAGGTATTGCACGCAAGACGTTGAATTAAATGTACAAGTTTATAATAAATTACTTGAAGAATATAATAACATCTTAAAATCAAACCCCTTGATAGCTAAAGGTATGAAGATAGAATTAGACACTGCTACCTTTAACTCTCGCTGCAAGACTAAAGGCTGGAACTTTGATGTTGATAAAGCTAAGCAATCAGTACAACGTATGACTATTCGTATGAACGAGATTGAATATGAAATAGAGCCTCAGCTAGGTACTAGAAAGATATTTATAGATAAAGAACCTAAAACTCCTAAGTTTAAGAAGAACGGAGAGTATACTACAACTACTATAAGAATGCTACGTGAATACTTTGATAAAGAAGTAATGGCTTGGGATACACATATGATGCCACCAGGTCACACGTTCCAAAGATTTAGAGTAGAAGATATTACTTTAGGATCTATGGATCTTGTTAAAGACTGGCTTATTACTAAAGGTTGGGTTCCAGATGAGTATCAAAAGAAGAAAGTTGGATTTCAATGGGTAACTACAGGTCCTAAATTAACGTCAACATCTTTACGTAAGATGGGTAACATAGGAGAAATGATAGATGATTACTATACACTACGAAACCGTCGTTCTGTACTCAGTGGTTGGCTTGATGGCCTTCGTAATAATAGGCTCCATGGCAATATGTGGACTATTGGTACACCGACATTCCGCGCAAGGCACGAGGTTATTGTTAATCTACCTGCGGTATCTGCTGCTTGGGGCAAAGAGCTTCGCGAAGTATTCAAAGCAGATGAAGGACAAGTCTTAGTTGGTGCTGACTCATCAGGCAATCAGCTGCGAGGCTTATGTCATTATGTAAACAACAAACAGTTTACACATGAGGTATGCTATGGTGATCAACACCAACGTAATGCTGAGATACTAAAATGTGATAGACCTAAAGCTAAAACATTCCTGTATGCATACTTGTTTGGTGCAGGTGATGCTAAGCTAGGTCATAGCTTAACAGGTAAACTTAATGCAAGTCGTGGTAAACAAGCACGTGAAGACTTTGCAAAAGGTATTAAAGGATTAGGTGAACTTAAGAATAAACTAATCACAGCATGGAAGAATACTAAACATCGCTCAGGTGATGGATGGTTTACTGCAGTAGATGGTAGACCTGTATTCTGTCCTGCTGAACATCAAACATTAAACTACTTACTGCAGTCTATGGAAGGTATTAGTTGTAAAGCAGCACTGTCATATTCAATGGCGGAGATAGATAGGCTAGGCTTACGAGCTGAACCAAGATTATTCTATCATGACGAGCTTGCATATACATGCCATCCAGATGACGCTGATGCAGTAGGTAAAATCCTACAAGAATCATTTAAAGAAGCACCTAAATGGTTTAATATAAATTGTATGGATGGTGGTGACTATGTGAAAGGAGAAACTTATGCAGACATCCACTAAGAACCCTACAGAAGTATTACAACAACCAGTAGTGCAGGAATCTAAAGCACCTACAGAAGTATTACAACAACCAGTAGTGCAGGAATCGCCTGCTGTTTTAGATACAATATCTACTGACTCACTTGTATTAGTAGATGCAGACTCTATATACTTTAGAGCTGCATGTATATCTAGTAAGAAGAACGATATACGTAAGAGTATAGATCATACTATGTCCGAGATAGAGGCAACATGTATGATGGGTAAACTACGAGTAGCTGTTAAAGGTAAGGGTAATTTCAGAAAAGATATGTACCCTGAATATAAAGCTAATCGTAAAGAATTAGATGAGAAACTAGTTAAGTCTCTTGCATACGGCATCGAGCATATGATATCGTATTACGATGCGTTTCAAGCAGATGGTATGGAAGCAGATGACTTAGTATCTATCTGGGCTTACGAAGCTAGAGAACTAGAGAAACCTTACTTTGTAGTAGGTATCGACAAGGATTTACTTCAGATACCAGGTAATCATTACAACTTTAATAAACAAGTACATACATTTGTTGATGATGATGCAGCTAATCTTAATTTAAACTTACAATGTTTAATAGGTGACAACTCTGATAACATTCCAGGTATTAAAGGCATAGGTAAAGTTAAAGCTGCCAAGATACTAGATGGAGTTCCAATGGATAAACGTTGGGATCGTGTTAAACAAGAGTGGAAATCCCATAACGCGGGAGATCCTGACGTAAGTCGTCGACTATTAACAATGTTAAAATCATGGAAGGAATATGACGACATTAGACAACACATTCAAGACCAAGCCACTGTCTGCGAACAAGATGTTCGGAGCGAGAGGCAAGAGGACATTCAAGAGTCCTGAATATGTTGCGTATCAGAATGAGATACGCGATGACCTAATGGGAACTGATTGGCCATTTGATGCTAATCAGGTCTCATTCATTGTAAACGCTGGCTTATCTAATAGAGGAGCTGACATTGATAACGTAATAAAACCTATCTTAGATACATACCAAGGTATCTTTGAAAAGTTTAATGATAACAAGGTATACTATGTCGAACTACACAAAGAAATCGTTAGCAAGGGAGAAGAGTTTCTCAGGATTAGAGTTACCTCCCATAACGGAGCTTGAAGAATACGAATACACTAAACAAAAGAAACAAAAGAGGATGCGTAATAAATTTGAAGCGTCTAAGCAAAGACGTATTAGAAGATTACATAGAGAAGAAAGATGGAATTAAATGGCTTATGTACAAACAGCATGTCCGCACTGCAATTCATCGGACGCGTACACTATATATGATGATGGAGCTTACTGCTTCTCATGCCAATACTCAACTAAAAAGAAAGACTATGATATGAAAGATGTAATACAAGAAGATAATGAATCAGCATTTACATTTGTTGAAGACATTGCTTCATACAAAAGTTACCCTATAACTTCGCGTAAGATATCGCAGAAGGTTGTAGACTACTTCAATGTAAAGATGTCTGTTGATTCAGAAGGTAAACCTGCTTCACACTTCTATCCGTATACTAAAGACGGACAAGTGGTAGCATACAAAGAAAGAATATTACCTAAAGATTTCCGTACACACGGTGATTTTAAGAAGACAGAATTGTTTGGCCAAGCACAAGCAGTAGGCTCTAAGACTTTAGTAATTACTGAAGGTGAGCTAGACTGTATGGCTGTAGCTGAAGCATTCATGTCTCACTACAAAGATAGAATATTTCCTGTAGTTTCTTTACCATCTGCAACAGGTACTCGTGCTCTGCTTGATCAGAGAGAATGGGTTAATAAGTTTGAATCAGTTGTACTAATGCTAGACAATGATGAAGCAGGTAAGAAATCACTAGAGCTATGTGCTAAGATCATAGGTGCAGGCAAGGTTAAGATCGCCTCTCTCAGAGGTAAAGATCCTTGTGAATCACTACAAAAGTATGGTGCTAACGCCATACTACGAGCCATCTGGGATGCACAGACATGGTCTCCTGCAGGTATAGTAGTAGGTGAAGACATATGGGCAGAGTTTCAAGCAAGACAAAACACAGAATCAGTACCATACCCTGACTGCTTGCAAGGTCTTAACGATAAACTTAAAGGCATACGTCAAGGTGAAATTACTTTGTTCACCTCAGGTACAGGCTCAGGTAAGTCTACTGTTATTAAAGAAATTGTTTTAGATTTACTAAACAAAACTACAGATAAGATAGGTCTT